TCGCTGATGCGGTTGGCCAGATCGCCGACCTGCTGCGCGGTGACCTTGGCAGCGCCACCGGTGGACTGGATGATCTGCGCCGTGGCGGCGGTGGCCTTGATGGATTCCTGCGCCTCGGCGAACGAGTCGCGCATAAAGTCAGCAACCGCCTGGACGCCAGCAAAGCCCACGCCGAGAGCAGCACCGAGGCCGAGCGCACCCTTGGCCAGTCCAGCGAAGGACGTGGTGGTGTCCCCGCTGCCCTTCTTCAGGGACTCTAGGTCTCTCTGGGCTTTGCGGATGTCCTTGTCGTCGTAGTCGCCATAGATGTGGACTCTGATGCCGTCACGCGCCATTACAGGCCCACCTTCCTCGCCGCGTCCATCACAGCGTTCTCAATGGCTCGACGGGCGCTCTTGATCCCGGCGTAGTACGACGGATAGAGAATCCGCGGGTATCGGTCCTTGCCGAACCGGTTGATCAGGTTCTGGTTGAACGTGTACGAACCGCCACGCCCTGACCTCGATGTCGAGTTCTTGGACCCGGCCAACTCAAAGATGCTGGCGGCCGGATCCATGTTGACGACCTGCACGCCGAACGCCGTCACGCGACCGCGTGCGCGCACTCGGTAGTTGCGCACCTTGATCTGCTTGCTAGCGCGGGCAGCGTCGTAGTTGATCTGGCGACCAGCGTCACGGTCCTGCTCTTGCCACGACTTGGCCCAATTGGACAACGGAACTCCAACTGAGGCGACGCGCGCACGGGCGTTGTAGGCCACGTCGTTGGCTCCGCGACGCAGCTGTGCCTTGAGTTCCTTGGACACGTCCTTGTCGAACTTCTCCAACCGGTTGATGAAGGCGGCGATGTCGTGCTCGAACTCGACCTGATACATCACCGCCGCCCTTCCTTGCTGGCCTTCTGGAGCTGGATCTGACGCCAGGTCAGGTATCTGTACATCGTGGCGAGCATGCGAGGCGAGAGCCGGTCAAGCTCGTCGGGCAGCACTCGCCATTCGTAGGCGAGGTGAACCATCAGCCAGTGGGCTGACTGCTCTCCAAAGGGACGATGTCGCCCTGCTGCTCACCGAACACGATGCCGCTGACCTTCTCGGTCCACGGGTCGAAGGCGTCGGCCGTCTTGCTTTGACGATGCAGGGCGGTCCATGCCAGCCACAGCATCCACTCCACGCGCGGCGAGTCCGCGAACACCGTCATCGGCTTGTCGAAGTGCCGCTCGAATGCGATGAGATCGGGGGCGGCGGCAACCACCGCCGCCTCCGATCCATCGTCGTACTCAACCTTGAGAGCGATCCGCATCATGGGACTACCCCTTTCACAGGGTCACAGGTAGGAGCCCCCGAGATCGGAGGCGCAGGAGGGTGGAGCAGGTGGAACTAGGCGGTGGCGCGGGTGACAGCGCCCGAGATCGGGAAGCTGTAGGACGCGGTCGCCAGGTCGCCGACAGCGCCGTCGACCGGGGTGTAGCTGGTAACCGCGACGGCGAAGCTGAAGGACGGGTTGGTGGCGCTGACGGCCGCCGTGCCGCCGGGGATGACCGTGACGGCAGCGGTGCCAGCCTCGAACGCGGTGTAGATCACCGAGTCGATTGCCGAGGACGCGAAGTCCTGATGGATCTCCATGTCGAACGTGCCGGACTTCAGCCCCGTGACGCGCGAGCGCCAGCCGGACCCACCGAAGGCCGTGGTCTCCACGTCATCGGACTCCAGCGAGATGGTCACGGACGCGACGGAGGTCGTGACCGTGGACCCGGCGAACACAACCACCGGGTTAGTGAGGACGAACTTGGCCATGGTGGCTCCTTATGCGTAGACCGTGACCACGAATTCCGCGGTCAGGTAGGTGTTTTCTGCAATGGACATGGGTCCCACGTTCCGCATGTCCGTCACTCGGCAGGTGCTGGCAGCACCGCCGAGAGTCCTGTCGGCCTCAATGGCCGTCTTGATGCTGCCCGCGCCCGAGGGGTTGGCGTAGCCGTCGAGCGACGCCTGCGCGGTGCGCTCCGAGAGCCGACCGACCATGACGAGGATGGTGAACTCGTAGGTGTCGAGCCCGCGACCCATCGCGGTGTCGTAGGTGACAGTCGGCGGCATGACGATGGCAACGGGGGGCTTGGGATCGTCCGGCACGGTGGCAGCAGTGCGCAGGCCGGAGATGGTGCCCAGGCGCGTGGCCAGCCCGGTGCGGATCGCGGAGATGCTGGTCATGCGATGCCGACCGCGCTCTTGCGGTAGGGGCGCAGCAGCGCCTCGACATCAGGGTCCATCCGCGTGACGCGCATGCCGCCCAGCTCGCTGAACGTGATGCCCAGCGGGGAGTCGTAGCGCTTGAACTGGCGCAGGCTCATGATCAGGCAGGCCTGCTTCACGGCAGTCGGCACGGCCGTGCCGAAGCCGAACACGCCGGTCACCTTCACGCCGACCTCGGGGTCGACCGGGAACAGGTAGTCACCGACAGCGCGGATGCGCGTGGTCGGGAATGACAGCCCGCTGGCGGTGCGGTTCAGGGGCTCAAGCTGGTAGTCGCTGGTCTGCCACGTCTGGTCAAACACGCCGTCGAGGTCGCTGGCAGTCTCCAGCGTGATGGTCGCGCTGGCGATGTCGTCCACGTCCAGCCAGTAGTGATCGGAGGCGGCGTAGTAGCGCACCTCTGTGCCGGCGGTGTAGAACCGGCGCTCGGCGTACCCGTCGATCAGCCGCGAGGATGCCTCGATGCTGGCTTCCAGCAGGGTGTCGTCAACAGAGTCGGTGATGCGGGCCGCAGCCTTCACCTCGGACAGGGTCACATAGCCGTTGGTAATTGCCACGGCTCCTCCTGGGGTGTCGAAGTTTCGGTGGGCTGCTGCGCTTCTAGGTGCAGGTCAGCGCAGTGCATGCCGCACACCGCGCACAGTCCGGTCACTAGTTGATGCTCACTGTCGGGCCTCGGAAGGCGTGGCCCTCCAAAGCGAAGTTGGCGAACGGGTTGAGGCTCATCACGCTGACCCCGTCGTGGCGCAGCCGTGCTGCCACCTGGCGCAGCGAGGACTCCCACACGTCCAGCGGGAACGTGCCGGGCGCGTAGGTGCTGAAGTTGATCTCGTCATCAAGGCGCCCGCAGTCCGCGCCCGCGAGCACGATGTGCGCGGCGCCGAGGTAGGCAGCGAAGTGCATGGTCATGTGCAGGCTCGTCGGCCCGACGACCAGATGGTCGGGATCGGTCGGCCAGTGCTGGTCAGTGTTGAAAGACGAGTACTGCTGCGAGGCTGTCTCGGCGAAGTAGATGCACGGCGCCTGCGGCGGATCAGGGATCGCAGCCGGACCGCCTTGGTCGACCACGGGGGTGATGACCGGCAGGTCAGGGCGCGAGGCTGCCAGCACAGCTGCGTCGCAGTGGTAGTGCGTGACCGAGTAGTAGTCGTCCAGCCCGAGGCGTGAACCGACGAAGTTGGTGCAGACCACAAGCTTGCCGTCCCAGAACCCGCGCGGGACGTGATTGAGGCTGGCGCCCGAACCGATCACCCATGCGGTCTGGCCGCTGTGGCGGCCCCTGTAGTCCTGCAGGGTGTTCAGCAAGGCGGTCAGTCCCATGACTGCTCCCGACGCCGCTTGAGGCTCCAGCGCCCCTCGGTCAGATCGCCCCGAAACTGCTTGGCGGCGTGGTAGGCCGCGTTGGCTGGGAAGGTGCGATCATTGGCGCCCCTGTAGCCCGACTGCAGCGTTGATGAGCCTCGGTGCTCTACCGGTATCTCGGACTGGATGACAGGCGCTCCAGCGGCCTCACAGCGCCGCTGGTAGTCGGTGTCCTCCCAGTAGGCCGGATGGAAGGCCTCGTCGAACAGGCCGACCGACCTGACCACGTCCTCACCGATGGTGAACGCGCTCCACGGTGGCGAGGCCATCGACAGTCGCAGGACGCGGGAGGCGTCCTCGGTGTCGAACTGCGCCAGCGATCCGGCAGGCCAGGTCACGTCGTAGTTGGCGATGAGCCACCACGGCGCGAACGGCGTCATCTTGATGCCAAGGTTCCAGCTCGTGGCCACGCCAAGATTGCTGGGCGACCTGACGAGGTACGCGCTGCGCGCCCAGTCACGCTGGGCGAAGTCACCGGGCAGGCAGTGCCCGTTGTCGATGACGACGAGCGTGCCGACCTCACAGTCGATCGTGCCGAGCATCTGGTCAAGCAGGTCAGCGCCGGTCAGGATCGGCACGATCATGGCCGGGATCACGACGCGAGCCCCTTGAGCAGCGGCCGCCAGCCGGTGGTGTAGAGCCGGTCGGCGTCGTAGTGCGCACAGATGTGCGCACGCGAACCCGGCGAGCGTCGCCGGTCGGAGTAGGACTGCTGCAACGCGTCAACGATGTCGTGCACGCTGGGGACCGAGAACCATGCCGTCTGCGCCGGGTCCCACAGTGGCTGGCCGCTGACCTTCCAGCCGTCGCTGACCAGCTCGGGCTGGGCGGTGAAGTCCTGGACGATGCTGCGGGTCTCGCATGAGGCCGCCTCGGCCACCGTCAAGCCGTAGCCCTCGCCCAGCGTAGGAGCCATAAGGACATCTGTTCCACTGTAGATCGCGGCCATCGCCTCATCAGGGATGCTCAGGCGGTACTGGTACTGGTTGACGATGCTGACGCGATCCATCGGTGCGCCGACCGCTTCCAGTAGCGGCATCAGCGGGATGCCGCCCATGGCGCCGCCGGTCTCGGTGTGCAGGTACAGCCAGGCGTCGGGTTTGTCTTGGGCGAACATCGCCCACGCCATGAGCTGCTCGGCGAAGGCCTTGCGCACGGGCGAGGTGCCCTTGTTCGCGTTCACGATGCTGGTGACGTGCGCGTCTTCCGGCACGCGCATCAGTTCGCGGCCGGTGCGCTCACGGCCGCTGGCGTCAGTCGTACTCGGCGTCGGCTTGTAGAGCGAGGTCTCAATGCCGTGCGGGATGCAGTGATGCTCAATCCCGGCCTTGGCCAGTTGGTCGGCGCCGTAGTGGCTCATGGCCACCGGGGTGACGTTGGGCCGCCGGCACCAGTCGGCGACCTTGGGCGGCACAGGCAGGTGGTCGATGGGCACCCACGACACGACGGGCATGTCGAGCTTGTCCCACGATGGATGCTGCGCGAACACCCATACGTCGTACAGGGTCAGCACGATGGGCGTGGCGTCAGGATGCTGACGCGCCCAGTCCTTGGCGTAGGCGACGACGATGTCGTTGCTGTAGGCGTCGAAGCCCTTGGGTAGGACCTCGATGCCCTCCCACGTCGTCTGCGTGGCTTCCAGCCCGTAGTTGGCGGCGATGGCGACATGGTGGCCGTCATCGCGCATGCGCAGCGCAAGCTGCTTGATCTGTGTTCCGTACCCCGTCGGCGCCCAAGGGGCGTTGCTGACGGCAAGCACGGCGAGCTTGTTGGGCACAGGTGTCTCCGCAGGATGGTGCGCAGGAATTCGCAGGGGAACCCGAGGGGGCGCTGTCCTGCGCCCAGCGCCCCCTCGGGGGTCATTCGCCCTAAGGGCTAGGCCGCGTTGCCGACGAAGTACTTGATCGCCGCCGACTGGCCGATGTCGCCCCAGACGCGGATGGTGGCGCGGATGCCGACCTCATCGGACGCGAAGTACGCGTCGTCCGAGCGTGCGATCTCCAGGCCGCCAGCCACGCGGACCATGTAGTTGCGCAGCCCGCCGAACAGCACCGACTTCGCACCGAGGGCCGTGGCGACCACATCGGGGTTGTCGTAGATCGGCGCGCCGAGCAGCTGGTCGGGAGCACCGACCGTGGCCGCCGGAGCGAACAGGTACGAACCGTTGCCGTCCTTGAGCTTGCGGACAGCGCCGATGGTGGAGCGCCGCATCAGCCAGCCAGCACCGTTGCGGACGTACGCGCCGTCCACGGAGTGAGCCAGGTCGATGAGGTTGTCGGCCGTGAAGGCGCCGGCAACACCGGTGCCGCCCGTGACACCCGAGCCAGCGGCGGTCACGATGCCGTTCGGCTGAACCGCATTGCCCGTGCCGATGGTCAGCAGGCTGTTCACCTTGACACCGAGCGCGATGCCGAGGTCCTCAGCAAGGAAGGCCTCGATGTCGACGCCCTCGTCGGCGAGCAGCTCGCGGCTGACCTTGGTCAGCACGGCGACCTTCTGCGCCTTCATCGTGACGGTGGTGAACGTCGGATCGAGAGCCGTGATCTCGGTGCCCTCGGCAATGGCGGTTGCGGCCGGGCGAGTCGCCTGGACCGGAACCTCAAGGTCGTTGCCGCCAGCGGTGTTGATGACGCGCACGACGTTCGGATCGGTCATCGGGCCGACCGTGGTCATGATGCGCTGGATCTCGCCCAGGAAGTCAGTCGGCACGAGTGCCGCATCGTCGCTGGTGTTGAGGTCGCGGCGCTCGAACTTGATCGAGCGAACCTCACCGTTGAGCAGCGAGCGCAGCTGGTCGGCTGCAGTCTCGGGCTTGACCTCGCGGATGGCGCGAACCTCGGGGGCGCGCTCCATCGCGGACTCGATCTCGGCCGCACGCTGCTCGGCAGCCTGCAGGTCCTTGATCTTCACGCCGCGCTCGTCGATGTCAGCCATCATGCGGGCGTAGGACTGCTCCTCCTCGGACGACAGCTCGCGCTTCTCTGCGGCAGCCGCGTCGAGGAGGCTCTTGGCAGCGTGCCACGCCTGCTGGCGGGCCTCAATCTGCTGCTTGAGGTACTCCATGGTGTTGTCCTTTCTGGACAGTGAGAGGGAAATGCGCAGGGGGTTACGGCGTCGCGGCTCCGCGACAACAACCCCGGCGCGGCTCCGCGCACGGGGTGGACTTGGGGGTGGCCTAGACCTGCTTGGCCAGAAGGTCAATCTGCTTCGACAAGATTGACAGCGGCACGACCAGTTCAGGCTCGGCATCACCTGCGGGCCGTGAGCGGTCAACCACCTGCATGAGCACGTCGGCCTGCGCGTCGGACAGCTCGGCGCCGGACTCCAGCGCGCTGATCGCATCGGCGAGCGCCTCGGCGTCAGTCTCGGTGCGGTACGCGAGCGCGCGCAGGTTGCGCACGCTGGCCGTTGTGCTGGGGTACGCCGCTGTTCCCGTGACTACGGACACTTCATGCAACCGGACTTCCTTGAGTGTGCGGTCCTGGCCGTCAGCGCTCCACGCATCCTTGACCGTGGAGAAGCCAAAGCTCATCGTGCGCACGTCGCCCCGCTTGATCGAGGCCGACAGGTCGCGCGCGTAAGTGGTGTCCGGCAGGTCGATCTCAACGTAGCCACCATCGGGGCGGTCCTCAATGCGCAGCGTCTTGGCGCGCGTGGAGCCGATGACAAGGCGCTCGTCGTGGTTGACGTAGGCGCGCACGTCATTGCGAGACTTGAGGGTGCGTGTGAACGCACCGGGCGCGATGCGCTCAGTGAAGGGCAAGGGCAGGCTGGGGGAGTCGTACCGCCAGGCGTAACCGGCGAAGCTCATACCGTCGCCGGTCGACGAGGCGCGCAACTCCAGTGGTTCAGAGTCCAGCGACCTGATCTCGATGTCACTCATCGCATTACCTTCCTGTCTCGCTAGAACGCGTCCAGCGCGAGAAGCTCGTCTTCAGCCGCTTGCCTGCGCCACATGCGCAGCACGTCATCGCTGGGCCACCGGATGCCGCTACACGTCCCTGTCGCGGCCACTGAGCCCCTGACGGAGCCGCTGTGGCCACAGACACCAGACACGCGCCCAGAGCCCACAGACAGCCCAGCAACGCGACCCGCCAGGCTTAGTGCTGGACGTGGCCGAGGCCTTGTCGCGGGATAGACACCGCCACCGGACATCGGCGGCAGTGGCGGGTTAGGCGGCGTCGGCGTCGGCGTCGAGCCCGTTGCCGTGCCAGTCGACTCGCTGGTGCCTGAGGTTGAGCCCGTCAGGCTTGGCGAACCCGCCAGCGATGCACTGGTGGTCGAACTGCCCTCAGCGGCGCCTTGGAGAGCGGGTGAGCCCGTCGCCGATCCCGTCGAGGTCGACGAGCCGGAGATGACGCCCTGGTCGCCCTCGACGCCGGTGACCGAGCCGGCAGATGTCACCGCACCGGTGGCCGAGCCGGACAGGCCCGGCGAACCGGCGGCCGTGCCACTGGTCGATGTCGACCCGCTGGCCGAACCGCTGAACCCCTGCGCACCAGCGACCGAGCCGGTCGTGGTCGAGGTGGCATCCACGAACCCGGTGCCGAAGCCACCGAGCACATTGACGCCGATGACGCCCAGCGTGGCGCTGTTCAGCGTGAACAGGCCCGCCATGGTCAGCTCACAGACTCAGACAGGTTCCCTGCCGAGATGGTGTAGGTGCCAGCCGTGGCGTAGGTCTGCGAGGCGTCCAGCGCCCGCGAGCCGTAGAACGTGCCGCCCGAGGACGCCGACCAGTAGCCCAGGTGCGTGATCGTGGTGGACCCGGGAACGTCGAAGACGATGTTGGAGCCGTTGGTCACGTTGCCGTTGGAGGCCGAGCCCCACGCAGCACTCTCGCGCGTGTAGGACCCGCCAGTGACCTCGCTGGCGCCGTTGGTGCTGGGGTCAGCGGTGTGCAAGGACACATGCGTGGCTGAGGCGGCAAAGCCGTTCAGCATCAGGTTGCGGCCCGCTGCGACAAGTCCGGCCATCTCTACTCCTCGATGATCGCCGTGATGTTGCCGTCGTCGTCGCGCTCAACGCGCTTGGATCGGGCAGCAGACTCGGGCATGGACACATTGACAACCGGCGCAGGCATCTGCGAGATGGCGCCCGAGATCGCGGCAGCGATCTCCTCAGGGTCGACCGACCGGCTGGCGGGGTACTCGTTGGACGTGTCAGCGGCCGTGGGGTCAGCGTTGACCTCGGCCTGCGCGGCAGCGTTCTGCAGCTGCACGCTGGGCAGGCCAGTGTGCGGCACGACCGGCAGGCCGAGCGCGGACATAACCTGCTCAGGGGCAAAGCCCACGTTGATCAGCTTCGTGGCCATGCCGACCAGCAGGTCCTGCTCCACCACGTTCGCAGCCGACAGGTTCACATTCGCCAGCGGCACCCGGTACACGTCGCCGCCATCGACGGGGCGCATGTCCTCCAGCCGGTGGATGTCGTTGATGCTCAGGAAGCCCGCTTGGATGCCCTGGCTGTACGCCGCATAGCGGTCCTGCAGAGATGCGCGCAGCAGGCCGTCCACGTTGAACTTCACGAACACGTCGCCGGGCAGCAGACGCGACAGGTGCGCCTCAATGGCCGTCAGGTACGGCAGCAGCGTGAACGTGACGAACTGGATGGCGTCCTGCTCGCGCGAGGCGTAGGACATCGTGCCCGGCTTCGTGGACTGCAGCATCGCGGGAGGGATGCGGAAGATTCGTGCGACTTCCTCGACCGCGAACTCACGCGCCTGCAGCGCCTGGGCCTTGTCAGGATCAACCGAGGTCTGCTGCCACTTCGCACCACCGGACAGGATGCCCGGCCGGTGAGCCTTGCGCAGTCCGCGGTGCCCGCTCTCCCACGCATCCTGCAAGCCCTGCGCCTGCTCGCGCGTCATCTCGCCGGGCACCTCGATGATGCCGGCAGCACTCGACCCGTTGCCGAAGAACGTGGCCGACCAGTCGGTCAGCGCCTTCGTCAGGCCGAAGGTCTCGCGCATCTCGTCAACGCGCCCCGAGCCCTTGATCGAGCCGGGCCGGATCAGCTCAGCGTCGTAGATCATGTCCGGCGCATTCACGGTGTACGCGCCATGGTCAACGACGTAGAACACCTGCCCAGCCGCGTTGCGCTTGGGCTCGACCCGCTGCGGGTCCAGCGCACTGAAACCGACGATGTCGCCGCCGTCATTGCGCAGGATGCGGATGCACGCCGCGTGGCTGACAAGCTTGGACACCAGCCACTGCTGCAGGAACGCCTGCCGAGGACGGCCGTCCACGTCCGGGAACTCCACCCAGCCCGGCTTGGGCCGGTAGGGTCGGCGCTCACCGTTGATGCGCACATAGGTATCCATGGGCAGCATCGACACCGAGTCAGCGATCAGCCGCACCGCCGCATAGGCGGTCGCAATGCGCAGCGAGTTGTCCTCGGTGATTGAGACACCGGCCAGCGTGCGGCGCGGGAACTCCGAGCCCGAGGCGAACAGCGAGGCGGCCGTGACGGCGCGCTCCTCGCCCCCGCTGATGAGTCGTCGCAGCATCACTCACGCTCCAGACTCATGCCGAGGGCAACCAGACAGATGCCGCCGACGACGATGCCAGCGGGGATGAACAGCAGCCCTGCGCCCACGGTGATCGCGGCCAAGCCTGCGATCTGGAGGATCGTGGACAGCATGAGGGCTCCTAACTGAAGAACATGGGGACCGGCAGAGGCGGCAGCGCGGGGTCCTGATTCATGGCTCGCTCTAGAGCCATCACCGCCGCCACGGCGAGGTCGATCTTGCGGCTGGAGTTCTTGGTCTCCTTCTGCAGCCGCGTGCCGCGCGAGTCCTGCTTGAGCACGGCATTGGACAGGTGTCGAGCCAGTCGAGGATCGCCGTCATGGCTCAGTGCGCGGGTGTTGACCATGTCGGACATGCGCTGCGTCGCGGGTGTCATGCGCGCAGCAGACTGCGGAAACTCTGTCACCGGCAGCCCATCGGCCGCCAGCACCTCCAGCGAGCGTGCCCAGCGGTACGGGTCAGCCGTGATCTCAGCGACCCGCCAGCGGCGGCACAGCGCGCGGATGTGTTCCTCGACGTCGCCGTAGTTCACGCGCCAGTCAGGCGAGCCATCGGACTCCCACAGGCCGCCGACGACCATGTGCGGGAACTCGCCCAGCTGCACCACCATGAGCGCGGTGCAGTCGCCCGAGAACGAACCGTCAAGCGCGAGCACCACGTCCGACCCGTCAGGGATCGGGCGCGCAACCCGGCACTCATCCCACGCCGACTGCGACAGCCACGCGCCCTGAATGCTTACCGGACGGTTGAACCAGTAGCGCTCCCACTGAGCCGGAGAAGTCTGCGGGTCGTCGTATGAGTCGGCGATGGCCTCAAGGTCCATCCACGCCGATGCCGGTCCGTAGACAGCCTGCAGCCCGACGATGCGGTCGCGCCGCTTGGTGGCGTCGCACTGCGGCGGCGCCTGGCGGTGATCGAACACCATGCCCTGCGCCTGCACGCGACCCTCGGCCACTGCTTGCGCGTAGGCGTGCGTGCCCTCAGCGACCGAGTCCTCGCCAGGGGCGTACATCGTCGTGGTCTCCATCGCCCAGCCCGAGGCGACCTTGCGCTTCAGCAGGTTGCGGATCACCGTCTGGTGCAGGCGCTTCAGGGCTGGGAGAGTCCACAGGTGAGTCTCGTCGAACACGACAAAGGTTTCCTTGCCGCCGTCCTTGCTGGAGTCCTTCGCGGTCTCCGGCTCAATGCTGCCGCCCTGCGGCAGAATGATGCGGGTCAGGCCGCTGTCAATCCGGCCGTAGTCGGCCAGCAGTGCGTCCGAGGCGGTGTCGGGGTCGAGCATGTAGCGGATCGCGTCGTAGGTGTTGCCGGACTGGCCCAGCTCGGTGGCGAAGCACGACACCATTGGGCGCTTGACCGGAACACCGACAGGCTCACCGACCGCGTAGGCGTAGCCCCACGGCGACACCTCGCCGCGCTTGGCGAAGTGATCGAACCGCGCCGGGCCGAGTGCCTCAAAGCAAGAGATGAACGCCGCCAGCTCTGACTTCGCGCGCCCCTTCGGGCGGCTGATCGTGCCTCGACGTACCTTGCGCGAGCCGTCAGCGTTGAGCTCGTAGCAGCGCAGGATGAACGCGGCGAACTCATCGTCAAGCTCAACCGGCTGGCCCTCAACATCGCCCGGTCCGTGAATTAGGTAGTGCTCAATCCACGCAATGGCCGAGAAGCCGAGAGTGATGACCTTCGGTCTACGCGGCGCCATCAGCCACGGCCTTGAGCAGCCGCTTGCGGCGATCAGCCTTCGCGGCTGGCGCGACAGGCGCAGCCTGCTTGACTTCGGAGTCGACCTGCAGCTTCAGACGCAGGCGGTCCTCGACAGTGGCACCGAACTTCGCCACGCGGAGCCGCAACTCGGGGGCGACCTTGGTGTCACCGTTCCACAGCTCGGTGTGCAGAAGGGCGGTCTCCATGAGCACGTCCCAGTCGGTCGGCGTCAGCATCTGCGCTTGCGCCGAGCGCCGCCAGGTGTCCCACCAGTCCAGCGTGCGGGGATGCCACGCGCCGTCAGGCAGGTCAGGACCACGAAGGTCGCCATCGGCCGCGACGAGCGTCATCTCGGCCTGACGGCGAGCGGTGTCGTTCGGGCGGGATCGCTCGGCCTTGGGCGCAGGACCTCGACCAGGCATCTTGGCGCCTCGCCTTCGGGTATTCTCACAGGACTGGGGGAATTCGGGGGGAACACAGGGGGCATCGCTATGTGGAAGCGCAAGAGTCAGAGCACCGCGACGCCGGCGCCGGTTCAGCCAGCGCCACCGCCGGTGGTCATCAAGAAAGCCCAGCCGGTCACGCTCGACGAAGCCAAGGCTTGGGCTGGCATACCCGCCGACATCTACCTCAACGACGACACCGTCGTCATGATGGGCATTGACGGACGCAGCCAGACACTCGCGCCCGGTGAGTACAAGGGCACCATCGAGAACAACGGGTCCTCGGTCTCCGCGCGAGTCAACGGACGACGCATCGGAGACCTGACAACCACGTCATTGCCCAACGCTGTTGAAGTCCTACGCGCCAGCGACGGCCAGTCAGCTCGCGTCATCGTCACCGTGACCGAGCGGCAAACGGCCTACGCACGAGCCCGCATTCTGTAACCTGCACACACAGCGAATGGGGGGACTATGCGGGTCACCGGCCGGGCGACCTCGCAAGTTTGACCCCACCCCGAGGACTTTCCCCCGTCCCTCCCGTGCATGGCGAGCACGTCAGACGCGATTGCCTCGTCGTGCGTTGCACGAGCGGTGCGCTCCTAGCAGGGGGGAGGAGGGGTCACCAGGCACGACGTGATCGGCTTGCCATGGGTCGTCGGGGCGTGCTCCCTCGCCGCATATCCAGCACGCCACGGTTGACTCGCGGACGGCCTTAGCTCTCCTGCGGTAGTCACCTGCGTAATGCGGTCGTATGCGTGGCGGTCGCGCTCGCTCGCGTGCTCTGGCTACGAGCTGGGCGCACTCATCGCATCGAGAGCCAGTTCCTAGCCGCCCGCAGTCCAGGCATGGTTTGCGAATCACGGCGATCCTTGACGCAGCGTGCGGTTGATGGTCGAGCGTGCAGCCTGTCGTCTGTCCTGGTGTGGCTGCGGTCGTGCGGACGGCGCCGGGTCAGATGCCCCGGCCGTCAATGACTACCGGATCTCGTCAGCGGAAATGATTCGCTGCTCAGGCTTGGCAGGCCCCCCGTTGAGCGCCGCGTCGAGTGCGTCGACGATGGCGGGCACAACCTCGGCAACCGCCCCGTTGGTGGGGTCCCCGGTGACGCCGTCGATGATCGCGCGCAGGTCAGCCTTGTTCATCGCTCTCCTCGTCGCCCAGCAGCAGTGCTAGGTCTCGCTCGGTGAGTACGGCATCGGCATATGCGTGCCAGGCCGCGCCGCGCTGGTCCTTCGGGACGGCAGACAGGTGCCGCAGTGCCTCATCCACCTCGGGAAGCGTGGGCATCTGGTCTCCTGAATGACGAAAGCCCCGCCGGTTCGGCGGGGCTGTTCTGCATAGTTCACAGAACGCTACGCCTATTGTGCGGTCAAACTGCGGTTGAGTCAAGGACACCAGCCGAATGCCGGATCAGGTATCGACCATGACTGCGCACGATCTCGCCGCGACGTGCCATGCGTCGCAATGTCGGCTCGCTGATGCCAAGCCAACCAGCTGCAGCCTCAGGGTCGAGCCACACCTCGCGGCCATCGGACATGGCGACAGCCGCGAGCGTTGACGCATCGCGCGTGACCTTGCACCGACGACACTGCACGGAGTCGTCTAGGTCCTCGTAGTGCAGCCGGTAGCCGCACTCGCCGTCATCGGTCATCGTCGGGCAGGGCACCATGGTGCCGACGCGCTGGGCGTCGGCATCCCAGCGGCGCAGCGCTTGCACGCACTGACTGATCTCGGCGCGGTAGTCCTCCAGCGGGAAGTCAGGCGTGGCGACGATGTACTCGTTCTGCGTGACCAGAAAGCGCACCAGCACCGTCAGGGTGGCGTTGGCAGCCGTTGCCTGCCCTTGGACTTTCGAGCCCTCAGCGGCGCTCCACGGGCCGTAGGGCGCCATCTCACGGTCCTCGCGCACCATGCGCACCCATGACTCCAGCACGTCCAGCACGGTCGGCGCAGGGGCAGGGCCGACCAGTGCGTTCTCGGGGTCCAGCCCGGCGACGTTGACCGGCGGTCGGGAACCGTAGACGCCGGAGGTCAGGCCCGAGCTGCGCACCGGCTCCGCGCTGGCCATATCCGCGAGGTTGAGGATGCGGCGCACGTCGGCGGCCAGCCGGTCGGCGCAGTCAGCGCAGCAGTGCCCGTGCTTGAGCCGGGTCGTGCGCGCGAACCGGGCGCACAGCAGGCAGGAGTTGACCCAATCACCGCTCATGCTGATCCTCGCTTCATCCCTTGACGGTCGGCGGCTGACAGGCCGCCCCAGATCCCGAACCGCTCGTCGTGCTCCAGCGCGTAGGCCAGGCACTCGGCTGACACCGGGCACACCGCGCAGATCAGGTGGGCATGCCGCTGGTCGCGGTAGTGGCGGGCGGTGTTGCCCTCGGTGAAGAACAGGTCGGGGTCGCTGTCCTTGCAGGCGGATTGCTCCATCCACTCGGCCGGAGGCGGCAGGGACGGCAGCCAGTGCTGGTGACGCATCAGAACGGGACCTCCTGGTCGACAAGGATGGGCGGGGCGGGGATGGGCTCAGGTGGCAGCAGCCAGGTGCGCGGCACCGGCTGGGCGCAGTCGTGCTCGACGAGCACGGGCCGGGACGGGCTCGGTGGTCGGCCCGGGATCGTCCAGCGGTTCCGCAGGTCGAGGGCTCCGAGCCGCAGCTCGTAGGTGCGCCTGCGACCGGTCAGGGCGGTGACCTCGGCCTGTGCCGTGATCGGTGAGTTATCCACAGTCACCAGAAGGGCGGCTCGGTCACCGTCAAGGCCGGTCAGGATGTCGACTCCGCACCGGCAGCGAGTAGGGGTTGCTCGGCGGTTCATGAGCCGTCCGGAATCCGTGGCGCTCCGCGATCCGTTCTATAGAACGGATCGCACGGATCGCAGTGCCCCTGAAGGCGGATCGTCGCGGATTCCCTCACGGATCGCCCACGGATCGCCACGGATCGACGGATCGCAGGGCGGGCGCGATCCGTGGGCGATCCGTGCCTCATCGGACCGCTCCGCGACACTTGACGAAGGCCTGAATGTCGGCCAGATGGTGGTCCAGAACGACCCCGTCACGGCCCCGATCAGCGAAGAACACCTCGGAGATATCCACAAGCCTGAGCGCCCGCTCGGGCAGGCAGTACAGGCCTGTCAGCCAGTCCTTGCCCCTGATCGTCAGCCACGACTCGTCAAGGGCGACCACCTCGCCCACTGGGCACCGGCCGTCGACCATCCCCACGGCAACGAAGGCGCCGACCTTGAGCCCATGGGGACGGGACTTGCGGATCACTGAGGGGTCGTTGTGGACCACGTTGTAGGCAGGCTGCTCGGCCTTGATGGCCTGCCTCTCGGCGTCCATCAACGCCTCGCGGCTGCCGTGCTGCTCAATGCGGATGGTCGCGACCTCGGCCCACCAGTCCTTGGCGTCGGCATGCTGCCGGAACCGAGCGGCCGGGTTGTTAGTGATGCCGACGTACAGCAGCTCGTCGCAGGCGTTGTAGAAGCGGTAGAGGGCGTGCATCATCCGGCCTCCACCTGGCTGGCGACCCACGTCGACACGCGCTTGCAGTAGGCCTCGTAGACGGCCTTGCTGACGACCCCGTTGGCGAAGGTGTGGCCTGCCTCCCGCAGCGTCTTCTGCACGTCCTTCATGGACAGGCTGCCGTCCTTGGGGATGCGCGCATCGGTCATCCAGTCCATGACCTGCTCGCGCAGCTCCTTGATGGCGTTGCTGTCGACGTGGTGCCGCAGCGGTGAGTCCTGGCGCTTGATGGTCAGGGAGCCCTCAGCAATGGGGAAGCGCTTGGCCTCGCAAATGAGCTCGTAGACATCCTCGGACTTCTTGCTCATGCGCCAGACGGCATCCACGTCGCCGGACTTGGCCGACCCGCCTCGCTGGCCCTTGGTCTCGTCCTTGCCGGCGTGGTCGAGGCGGATCATGGCAACGCCGCGCTGCTTCATCTTCAGGCCGGTGTGCCGGTAGAACGACAGCCACGTGTCGTTCTCATTCTCCTCGCCCTTGATGGCGCGGGACACGGTGTCGATGACGACGACTTGGCAGCCGTAGGTATCGACCGCAGCGGCGAGTTGCTGGGAACCGGGCTCGGAGTCCAGCGACGCCATGGTGGGGAAGGTCAGGTAGCACAGGTTGCCGAGGTCGTCGGGGGTGTAGTCCATGTCGTCAAGGCGGCGCCGGATGTCCCCGCGCGGATCGTTCTCAAAGTCGACGTACAGCACGCGCACCGGCTGCCTGGCCGGGTTGCCTAGCACCTCGCGCCCGGCCGCGATTCCGGCCGCGATCTCCAGCATGAGCAGGGACTTGCCGACCTTGGGGGCGCTGTAAAGGGCCACGAGCCGCCGTGCGGCCAGCAGCGGCTCGACCAGCCACTCCTCCTGTGTCTCGTCCTCCCACAAGGCGTGCCAGTCCAGCAGTGGCAGGTTCTCGCGCACCCATGAGTCACGCGCCTGTGCCACGTCGTCGGGGTCGGCGTCGGTCGGCAGGTCGACCTCCCACGCCGCTAGCGCGGCCACCACGTCCTCCCCGTAGCCTGCAGCGCGCAGGGCACGGCTGGCGGCGCTGAGGTCGCCACCGTGATGCAGGTGTGCGTACACCTGCGCCTTGGACAGCCCGACCTCGGCGGGCAGGCCCGCGTTGGTGGAGAAGCAGTACAGCGGGCCGTCCTCGATGGTGGTGGCGCTGGTGCCTTCCCGTGGGTCCTTGCCGGGGCGAATCCAGTGGTCGCGCTGCCCGTCGTGGTGGGAGTGCCGCCAGCCGAGGGGCTCAAGGATGGACCGCCAGGTGACGTGCTCGCGGTACTCGTCCAAGGGGCTGGGCGCGTCGTAGGTGACGGCCTGCAGCATCGGCCGCTCGGGCGTCACGACTGCGGGCGCCTCATCGAGTGCGGCAGTGAACACTGCGTGCAGCTGGTCGCGCTCGGCGCTGCTGATGTCGACGGTGCGCGCAGGGTTGCTGGACGCGATGAACGCATAGACCGCGCCCTCGCGGTGGCCTTTCCTGCCGGGCGTGGGGGCGACGATGACGAACCCGCCCTCGCCTCTGGTCTCGGCGATCACCTGACCATCGGCGCTCATTGCCAGCTTGGTGTTGCCCTTGGCGGGACCATCGGCCACGCGCACGAACACATGCAGGCCATCACCAGCGCTGCGCGAGATGCAGCCGGAGAACACGCGGTCCATCAGGTCGGCGCAGCCCAGCTCGTCGGCCTTGGCCTTGACCCTGCCGATGGCGACCGCTGCCGCCTCGGTTGGTCCCTCGATCTCGACCATCTCGACGTTGCCGGAGGCATGGCCGGTGAGCACGCCGATGCCGGTGAACCGGCCGGTGGCCAGCCAGCCCTCGATCTCGGCCCATGTCGGTCGCTGCGCTTGGTACTGCTTCCACGGCCCGAACGGGCGCTTGCCGCCGTCCTCATGGCTGGGGATGACAGCGAACCCGGCGTCGAACCAGTCGCGCGCGGCGGTCAGCAGGGGGTGGTCGGCGGGAGTGGGCATGGTCACTCGCCCGCTCCTGGCGTCGCTAGTGTCACGTCTTGCTTCCTTCTGTTCGCAGGTGGGGAGCTGCCCCGGCGGCGGTCACTTCGCAGGTGGGACGCCGCCGGGGCGCTCGTTACTTGGTCAGCCCAGCGGCCGTGAGGTTGCCGAGCGCGGCAGCGAGGGCGTCGGCCTGCGGGTCAGCCTTGGGCGCCGCAGGGGCCATGGACGCCGCCACCTGACCTGTCAGGTAGGCGGTGGCTGCCTGCACGGCCTCCGGTACACCGGAGGCGTCGGTCAGGACCCATGGCGCGGACTGGCCGGGCTTGGCCGATCCCTGACCCATGACAGCCAGCACGCGCTGACCGATGCGGCCCTTGAGTGAGCCGACGAGGTAGCCGCCGAACCACAGGCAGCCCTCGACGGTGCGCTGGTCGGTGATGTCATGCACGGTGCAGCGCACGGCGTCCTTGGGTCCGTGGACCGTGGTGACGCCTGTCTCGTAGGCGACTGGCTCGACGACGAGCAGGTGGCCGTTGAGCTCGGCGGCCGAGAGGCCCTCGCCGCCGCTTGCAGGGGATGAGAACTCCATCTGTCTGTCCTTCTTTCTGTGTTGACCTGGCGCAGGGCGCGTCAGGGGGCGTAGGGGGCAAGCGGCTTGCTCTTGTAGACCTGCCGCACGGCGACTGCTGTCTGCGCCAGCGACCAGCCGATGGTCAGGTCGAGCAGGTACAGGTCGCAGGTGGCCTTGCCTGCAGGCAGGTGGATCAGCAGCCCGGTGTCGGTGGACACGCCCAAGTCGGGCAGGTAGCCGGTGCGGGTGTTGGTGGGGATGTCGTAGATGTGGGAGTGCGCGTAGATGGCGCACTGCGTGACGACCCCGTGCGGGTACTTCGGCTCGTCCTGTCCGGTCTTGAGGTCAGCCACAACGATGCGGCCATCGGGCAGTTGCACCAGCCGGTCGAACGTGCCGGCGGCCTCCAGCGCGTCGTTGACCACGAAGCCCTCGATGGCGCGCATGACCAGTCCCTTGGTCGCCTGCTCGTAGGCGTCGAGGTCGCGGTAGTGCACCTCGGGGATGTGGTCCAGCGTGCCCCGGTCAAAGGCCTCGGTCAGGGAGTGCAGCACGGTGCCAGTGTTGGCGGCCTTGTCGCTCTCGGCGGCAGCCATCGCCGCGTCGATCAGCTCGCGCAGCTTGCGCTTGTCGTCAGGCGCGGTGACGGCAGCCAGTTGTGCCAGGTCGGGACGCTTGCCGATGCCGAGGGCGACCATGCGCTGCTTCCACTCCATCAGCCCTTCCTTGGAGTCGAGCGTCTTGGCCAGCGTGCTGATGCGGGTGTAGGGCAGCGGCTTGCCGCCATCGGCGGGGACGATGAGGGGTCGGCCCCAGCGGTCGCGCTCAACGTCGGGGGCGTCGGTGGCGAAGGTGATGCTCATGCTTGTTCCTTTGCTCGCAGGTGATGGGTCATGTCCAGCAGTAGCCCGAGTCGCAGCCCTCGCCGCCTGGCATCTCAAAGCCGGGCAGCATGTCTTGGGCCTCGGGGATGGCCTCGGCTAACGGCTTGGCAAAGCGGGTGAGGTACACCGGGTCCTTGCCAAGCGTCTTGCGTCGAGCAATGAGCGTCGCCTCTAGTTCGGCTGACTTCCAGAACAGCTCGGGCTCATCCCTGCGCATCTCGGCCCACATCTGCGGCCGGTGGAAGGGGCAGAAGTAGCAGGACGACTTGGGCGGCACCGGCAGGCCTGCCTCAGCGATGACCGTCTGGCACGCACTGCGGTCAAGGCCGAGGTCAATCAGCGGGTAAACGGGCCGCTCATAGGGCATGGCTCGCTTGTTGGACACGCGGGTGATCTCGTCGGTGCTGATGCCGATGCAGACGGTGGCCGGGTCGTCTGCGCTGGCTCCGTTGGCCTTGAGCCACTTGCCGACGACCCTGATCTTGAAGTCCGCTGTGCAGGAGCGGTTGCCCGGCGCCCCGTTGTCCATGCGCACAGGGATGGGCAGGCTGCGCGACCCTTCGCGCGTGAGCCGACCCATCAAGGTCTCGGTGCTGCCGTCGCGCTTGATGCGCTGCAACTCATGCACCGTGATGCCTCGCTCGGCAGCCCACGGCATGGCTACGTTGCGGACGTACTCAAGGGTCGCCGGATGCTCGCTGTCATCGCCGACGTTGGCAAACAGGGCCGCATCCACGTCGTAGCCGAGCCGTCCCTGCGCGGCTAGCACGAGCATGGCCGTGGACTGCACGCCACCGCCGTAGCTGATGGTCGTCAGGCTCATGCTTGTTCCTTTGCTTGCAGGTGGGTGTAGAAGATGCGCACGACCGCGTCAGGCCAGCGGTCAATGTCGGTGATCGAGTAGCGGTAGGCCACGACGGCGCGCTCGTGGGTCATGGCCGGTTGTCCGATGCACTCGGGTCGTAGCCACCCGGGGGCGGTGTGCCGTAGCCCGCCTCGCGCAGCAGCTCGGTGAAGGCATCCAGTCGCAGCACCACCGGCCACGCGCCGATGCTGGCCGGGCCTTGGCCGTCCAGGCGCAGGACAGCGAACGCCAGGCGCGCGTCAGCGCGGTCGGCCTGCTGGTCCATCGCCGCCTTGGGGTTGAACCCTCGACGGGCCTTGACCTCCACGTCGATGTCCAGCAGGCCGGTGATGTCGCTGCCATCACGTCCCGCGCCGACAGGCTCGGCATAGGGCCAGCCGTGCTCGCGGAACCAGTCCGCGACGATGCGCTGGGAGGCGTAGCCGCGATGCTTGCGGTGTTGGCTAGGCATCGGAGGCCGCCTCTATCAGTCGATGGCCAATCCATTCGGCCACAGGCACGGTGACCGCGTTGCCGAGCTGGCGGTAACGAGCCGAGTCCGACTGACCATCGGTCCAGCCGTCAGGGAATCCCTGCAGGCGTTCGCACTCGACTGGAGTCAGGCGTCGGACGCCAACGCCTTCTCCGGCAACGGCTGGAACCTGTGACGTAGACAACGGACCCGTCCCTTCGTTCGTAATTCCGAGACCGGGATTGGCGTTGCCGTAACCGCCGCCGTTCTGCCAGTTGAATCCGACGACCTTCACAACCGTGGCCCGTGATTCAGTGGCGTTGTCAAAGGCGTTCAAGGTTGGAGCCACCCCCCCCCGCTTCCATGTCTCGTAGTCCTGGTCATTGGCCGCACGGCGGGACTTGGTGTAGGCGTCATTCATGGACGATCACCAACTGCCCGGTGTAGGCGTCTTGCCCGTTGAGTCCACCGGGGTGAGCCCCGCCCGAGAGAGTCCCGATGACATCGGTGATGGCGAGATGACGAGGTTGTGATGCTCGTCGCCGGCCGGGCCGCTTGAGCCCTTGCTCCACTTGGCCGTCAGGGCGGTCACCACGTTGCCCTCGCTCCAGCCGCCGACTCTCTCTCTCTCTCTCTCTCTCTCTCTCTCGACAACAAACGTGGCGTTCTCCACGTCACTGGTGCGGACGCCGCCCGTCAGTGACGCCAAAGGCGCTGCTAGTTCGGGTCCGCTGGCGGCGCCGCTCCAGCGACTTCCTCCAGGGCCTGCTGCAGTTCTGGTGGAAGTGAGCGGCCCCGGCGCGTTGACCGGCGCAGAATCCCCTCGGCTGCCTTCGCGCTCAAGAAGTACCGGGGATCGGCGTGGGTCTGCAGTACCTGCGATAAGGAACACTCGACGGCGACGCTGGGCGACTCCGAAGTAGCGCGAGTCAAGCACTCTCCATTCGACGTAAGGGAAGCCTGCGTCGGCCAGTGCAAGGATGAGGACTCCGAGATCGCGGCCCTGATTGCTGCTAAGAAGTCCGGGCACGTTCTCGTAGACGATCCAGTCAGCTTGGACATGCGCTGCAAGGGCGACCATCTCAAGGACGAGAACGGATCGGCTGCCCTCAAAGCCCTCTCGCTTGCCCGCGACGGAGAGGTCCTGGCATGGGGCTCCTCCGGCCACAACGTCAACTCGTCCCACAAGGCCTCGCTCACTGGCCCACTCCTTTGCTGTCGTGATGTCGTCGTGCTTGGGAACGTCGGGCCAGTGCTGGGCCAGCACCTGCCGGGCGCGCTTGTCGATCTCGACTTGGCCAACGCAGGTCATCCCGGCCCGGTCGAAGCCGAGGTCAAGGCCGCCGATGCCGGAGAAGCAGGAGAGGTAAGTGAGGCTCACGACACGCCGCCAAGAATCTTGGCGGATTGGCTTGACACTGTATCTACGGTTTGAAAGTATGTAGATACAGACCAGCGACCTAGGAGGACACCTTGAGCGACACAGCCAACATCTACAAGGCCACTTGCATCGCTTGCGGCTTCTCGACCATTAACCCCAAAGTTCTTCGCATCCTGCTTGAGGTTGACGGGACCTGCCCCAGATGCGAAGACGGCGGTATCTACTTCTACGACACGGAGGTCTAGACCATGACCGCAACGCTTGCCATGACGGATCTCGTCAAGGGTCTCTGGACCGCCGACGAGGATCTGGCCTACGAAGGCTTCGCCCACGCGACCCGCACATGGAATGGCTGGCGCGTGTGCTACTTCACTGACGAGGTGATGGAGCGCATCGTTGAGGATGTCGCTGGCTTTGATGCCGACTGGATTCTCAGCATTGAAGGCAGCGGCGATGATGAAGTCGTCTACGAAGTGACTCCCGAGGGCGAGATGGTTCCCTTCGCCACGCCCATCATGGTTGATGGCATCCGACTGTGGGACACCTACGGCGGCGGCTGGACGTGGTGCGAGGCAACGGAGACCTCCAATGCCTGACACCCGCCCCAAGTCCCTGCGCATCCCTGACGACCTGTGGGCCGCTGCGCTGGAGAAGGCGCAGGCCGAAGGCCGCACGCTGACTGACGTGGTCGTGAAGGCGCTAGAGCGGTACGTCAAGCGCTGACCGCATCCCGACATGGCCCCGCTACGGCGGGGCTTTGTCATGCTCATCGGCGCCCCTCCATCGCTCGTGCCTCAGCGCGCACGCGCTCACCGAAGGCGATGTCCTCGGCCTTGATGCGATCTCGTCGCGTGCGGTAGGCGTCGGCAGTCAGGTCGATGCCAGCCATGCCGCCGTACCCGCGCAGCAGGCTGCGAGCGGCCATGAGTGCCTTGTCACGCGAGCGCCACGGCAGGGCCGAGAACTCGTCAGGCGTGGGCAGGATGACGGGCATCAGCGCACCACCGCCGGGCAGACCTTGCGGTGCTCGATCTCCCAGCCGTCGAAGGCCTCGGGGTCGTGGAAGCGCGCCACCTTGCCGCAGTATTTGCACTGCTCGCCGTGCATGAGCACCGGCTCCAGAATGCGGAAGTCATCACCCATGGAGGTATCCGTCCGCGCAGAAGGCGTGGACGTACCGGCCGCCCGGGATGGGCACATGCACGTCAGGGCCGATCAGATCGCCGCAGGCGCGGCAGTAGAACATCCACATCAGATGCGCTCCTCTCTCATGCGGTCGACCTCGGCCTCGATGGATGCCTCGCGGGCAGCGATGACGGCGTCGATGTCGCAGTCGTGGTGAACGGCCACGTCACCGGCCTCGGTCGGGTGCTCCCACGGGTCGATGGGCAGCTGGCAGTCCATGCACCTCATCGCGGCACCAGCCCGTCGCAGGGGCCGCCGTTGCGCCAGTGGAACCAGCCGCCCTCCAGCACGGACTGGATGAAGGCCATGTCCTGGAAGCCGCCATCCCAGCGATGGATGGGCGTGGCCGTCAGGTACTCGCGCACCCGGTGCGCGTCGGCCTTGAGCACGCCGACTGAGCGCAGTCGCTTGTAGACCAGCCACGCGCCACCGGCACGCCAGCCGGAGGCGTCCAGCATCTGCCAGCGGCCGGAGGCCGATGATGATGCGTTGCGCGCGGTCTCCCGCGACTGCCAGTTGCCCAGCGCACCGCCGCTCTCGCGGCGCAGCACGCACTGTGCGAACGCTCGCCAGCGGGCAGGGACGGTCGCGGCCTCACGCACGGCCGCGACCGAGCGGGAGGGCTGCTGCAGGTTGACCTGTCGGTCGTCGTGGGCCAGCTCAATGGCTGCGCCGATCAGGGTGTCGATCATTCGGGGTCTCCTTCAATGGAGCGCAGGCGTCGGTTGTCCGAGCGCAGGGCCCGCTGGTGCGCCAGGTAGCGGTCAGCGGCTTGCTTCTCCAACTTGCGTTCGTGGGCGTCGATGAGCAGCCAGCGCAAGCCCCAGCCCAGAAGAAGGGCGCAGAACAGCGCGCAGACTCCAGCCGCGACCCATGTCGCGGCCGTCACTTGACGCGCCGCAGGCTGGGCTTGTTGGCGGGGTGACGGTTGAGCGCCTCAGTCAGCAGCTCAATGGCGAGGTCGTTGTCGTCAAGGAGTTCCTCGCGCTCGGCGCGCAGGCGGCGCACCTCCCGGTCATAGACGAGGACGGTGGCCAGCGTGGTCGCGGCCGACAGGCACGCCGCGAGGATGAGCAGGTAGTCGGTCATGGCTTCTCCCAAAGCACAAAGGCCCCGCCCTCACCGCGCACGGGGGCACACGGTGAGGACGGGGCAAGCCGCGCCAAGGGGAGATGCGCGGCGGTCTGGTGGATGTGTGACCGGACAATGACCCCCCGATGGGGGACACCCGGTGCGGGGTGTGGGCTAATAGCCACGAAGGTCTCCCAGCCTTCTGGCTGGCGAACCTCCTGCGCAGGAAAGCCCGGGTTTGTGCCCCGGGAGGGATTCGAACCCTAACTGAATCCCAGTTTCCCCTAGCAGGAGGTTCGTCAGCAACGAACCTAGCGAGGGGGAATTTAGTCATGCCCACGTCGACTGCGCCAGCGACACGCCAGAAATTGCCGGAAATTTCACGACTGATAGACCCATTTCGGCCTATTGCCGGACAAGACGGTCGGGTTGCTAGCACGCTGTATTCCTCACAGATGACGGGGAGAACAGTGAGCAAGCGCCACGCGGTGCCGACGCCGCAGACACCGACCGAGGACCGATTCCTCGCCTACATGGCAGCCGAGGGGCTGTCACCGGAGACCATCAGGCAGCGGGTCTACCTGCTGCGCGGCTTGGGCAAGGACCCGGCCGACATCACGGCCGCCGACATCGTGGCCCTGATCAACAACCGCGACCTGTCCCAGTCGTCCAAGGCCACCTACATCACGGTCCTGCGGGCCACCTTCGCGGACCTGATCCGCGCAGGGATCGTGGACGCCGACCCGCTGGTCACCTTGCGGACGCCACGCACGCCCAGGCGCCGCCCTCGACCGATCACCGAGGAGGAGCTGGCCCGGCTGGAGTCGATGGAGGAGTCTCGGCCGCGGGCCTACGCCTTCACGATCCTCGGCGCGTATGCCGGGCTGAGGATCTCGGAGGTGCTGGCCCTGCGCGGGACGTGGCTGACCGACACCGATCACGGCCCAGTGCTGCGGGTCACCGGCAAGGGAGGGGTCACCGCCGAGGTGCCCGCCCATCCCAAGGTGATCAGGGTGCTGGAGCCGTTCGTCGACATCGACGAGCCGCTGTGGCCGATCTGGCCACAGAACGCCATCAAGAGCTGGAAGCGGGGCGCCAAGAGCGTCGGGGTGACCGGGCGGACGTTCCACCAGCTGCGCCACACGTTCGCCACGCGGCTCACCCGTCAGGGGGTGCCGCTGCTGGTCGTGGCGGACCTGTGCCGGCACGCCAGCGTGGCGACCACGCAACGCTACGCTGCCGTCGCAGACGACGCGCCGTTTGCGGCGATTGTGGGGCTCTAGTCCTCGTCCTCGTACTCCACGCCCGCCATGTCCTCGGGCAGGCGCTCCATGTGGGCTGTGAAGCCTATGGGGGCCGAGGTCTCGGCCTCCGGCGCCAGCGTGGCCGCGATCCCGGCGCAGTCCATCAGCAGCCGCCGAACCTGACTGCGGTCAAGGTCAAGGCCGTCAAGGGTCACGGAGACTTCGTTCACCTTGATGATGACCTTCATCGCAGGCGCTCGGCGAGGTCGAGGTAGCCGTGGGCGTCCAAGTAATTGTCGAGGTGCTCGGAGCCGCCAGTGACCTTGGCTCTGCTGGCCTTCAAAAGCACCATCATCCAGCAGACCTCGCTGGCCGTGATCTCCACGCCGAGGTAGGCCGACCAGAGATCAGCGATGCGGGTGAGGTTCTCGTGGCCTGATCCATAGTGCTGGGCGCGCTGCTCGACGATGCCCACTAGGCCCTCCCAAAAAGTTGTTCCAAGAATCTTGGGCGTATGTGTTGACAGGTCTACAGGTACCTGTAGAGTTCTCTACATAAGGCCGGATGGTCCGGCTGGTAAGGGGGGCTCAAATGGCCAGCAACACCATCCACCGCATCCAGTGGTGGGCCTACGCTCACGACGGACTCGGCAACACTGACAAGATTCGGCGCACGCACGACATGCGCGGGTCTTGGGGCTTCGACGTGACTTGCTCCTGTGGCTGGGAGACCAAGACCGGCGGCGCAATCCGAAGCTACCTTGAGCGTGAGATCTACTGGCACAAGTTGGTCGACGAGGAGGGGGTCGCATGAGCGCCGACGAAAGACTCCAAGCCGCTGGTGCCGCTTGGACTGAGGCCCGCCACCTAGAGCGCGAGCGGGCCTCAGACCTGTATCAAGCCATCCGAGAGTTCATCACCGAGGGCGGCTCGGAGGTCGCAGCAGCCAAGTTGGCGGGCTGCGACCGAATGACCGTGCGAAGGGCGCTGGGCAAGCTTTAGGCCCTCCTCGTCTGCCCGTTGTCCAGCAGGCGCAGGTGCGCCCCACAGTCTTGGCACAGCAGCCGCAGCCACGCATTGACCGTGGTGCGGGAGATGCCGTCAGGGGTCAGCGAGGATGAGCCGCAGTCAGCGCAGGCCTTCATGTCGCCGGTGAACAAGCCCGCGTGAGGCAGGTTGACCCATGGCCTGACGTACGCCAGTAACTCGCTGGTGATGACGCAGTCTTGCCGGTTATAGCGCTCCATGCGCTTCCAAGCCTTGTCATCGCCCGCGAGCACGCCGCGCCAAGTGTCGAAGCCACCGGAGTCGTCCTTGGCCCCGAGGTTGAGCACGTCCACCACGCTGCCGAGCTTGTTGGACAGGAAGCGGAACTGCCGGCGCACCACCGCCAGCAGGTCTACGTTCGTCCAGCCGCTCGGCGGGCCGTAGCCCAGCTCGACCATCTCGCGCTGCACGTGCGGGATGTCGAATTTCGGCCCGTTGTAGGTGACGACCACGTCGGCCTCGTCCAGCAGCCGCCAGGCAGCCTCGACCATGGCCGTGCGGCCTTGCCGCTCGCTGTAGAACTGCACGGTGCGCTCGTGCTCCCACTTGGCGGCGAAGCACAGCACGCGAGGCTGCGAGATCACCTGACCGGGCGAAATGTTCTGGTCGCGCAGGCCCCAGACATAGGCAGTGGCCGGTGCGGTCTCGATATCGAGGACCAGCACCTTCGCGGGCTCGGGCTTGAGGTCCCGCAGCCGTGAGGCGAGGCTCATCGGCCCTGGCACTCGCTCTTGCGGTGACGGCTGATGGTGTTGTTGAGCACCTTGTAACCCTCCGCGCGCAGCGCCCTGCCGATCTGGGAGTGCGCCACAGCAGGATCGGCGAGGGCGTCCTGCAGCTCGGCGAGATCCTCGCCGGTCAGGGTGTCCAGCAGCAGGCAGACCTGACAGGGCGGTCCTTTCCTGATGCCTGTTGCCTTCTCGTGCCGGAGGGAGGCAGCAAGGGACATGGTTTACCCCTTCGGGGACTGGCCCTTGGGATGGGCGGCGATGTAGTCGCGGATCAGCCGGACGGCCTTCGCGGTGTCCTTGCGGTTGCTGCGGGCAATGCCGATCACGTCGTGCCACCAGCCGAGATCCTGCTGCACGTCGATCTTGCGGGGCGTCCAGTCGCGGTGACGGATGACCCGGCCGACGCGGTAGACCAGCGGGTCCGGTGCCATGGCGTCCAGCAGGGCGACGACCAGCAGCGCGGTCGAGGTCACCTGATCCACGGTCATGCCCTTGTCGCTGCCGTCGATCTTGGGGGAGGTGCCGAGGGACTCGATCTCGATGCCGTAGGTGCGGCTGTTGGCCGAATCCCGGCCAAGGGTCACCGTCTTGGTGACCTTCCACGGGCCGCCCTGACCGGCGTGGTACGCGCCGGAGCCGCTGACCACTTGGACCATGCCGTCACGGTCCACAAGGAAGTGGCAGGCCCGCACGGGCGCGTAAGGGTTGCCGGACACGATGTAGCGCAGCGAGTCTCGGCCCGCGGTGTGATGCAGGATCACGCCCTGCATGTCATTGCGGCCCTTGTAGGGGTCGATGGCCGGAGAGTCCCAGCCCTTGACCAGCCGGTAGGGCACCGCGTACTTGTCGAGCTTGGACCGCAGCCTGCTCGGGGAGACCTTCATTCGGCTGCATCCTCAGGCTCGGGCTGGGCCGCCTCGGGTGTCACGTTGGCGGCGGCCATGCCGCCCATGAACACCGCGTAGAGCAGGCCGAGGATCGCTGGGGCAATGGAGTCCTCAAGCCAGCCGAAGGCGACCAGCACGGGCACGAGCGCGATGCCGACGGCGTACAGCCAGCGTCGGTACTTGGCGGGAATGGCGGGCATGCTGCCTCCTCATGCAGAAAAGCCCCCGCCAGGTGGCGGGGGCTGCGGCGTGGTGCGTCAGTACGTTCGGACGAGCGTGAAGATGAGCGCCCCGGCCGCAATCGCGGTTGCCGCACCGGGGATCGCCCACACCTTGCGCTGAAGCTCGGACACCTGCTCGCGCAAGGCCTTGATGTCGGTCTCCAGGTCGCCGAACCGGCGACCGAAGTCCTCCTCGGCCTCGATCACGCGCAGCCGCTCCTCATGGTCGGACAGCTGCTTGGCCTGCGACTCCTGCGCTGAGGCCATCTGCGTCACCGTCCTGTCTACCTTGAGCAGCAGGTCGTACATCTGCTGCGGCGTGATCTCGACGTTGGGCATGTCGGCTCCTGAGGGCGCAGGGTTCGGGGGAACTAGGCGGCAGGGTCGGACTCGACAGGCTCCGGCCCGACGAACTCGTCGGCCTCGGCGTCGTAGCGGTCGCCGATCCCTGCGTACTTGCCGCGACGTGCGCCGAGGTAGCTGGTGTCCAGCCACGTCCCCGGCAGGCCGATGCCGTTGCAGTAGGCCGTGATGAGTGCGTCGTCGTCATTCTCCTGGCGAGGGATGACGATGACCTGCGTCACGACACCGTTCTCGACCTTCGCTGCGTGCGCGTTCTCTGAAGCCATGATGATCCTTCCTAAGAGTTGTCAGGGATTAGGCGGTGCGCCAAGCGACGATGACGACGCCGGACCCGCCGTTGCCGCCGATGCGGCCAGCGCCACCACCGCCAGCGCCACCACCGCCGCCGCCGGTGTTTGCCGTTCCTGCGGTGCCGTTAGTCGAGGAGCCGCCACCAGCGCCGCCGCCGCCGCTGGCGGTTCCTCCAGTGCCGCTTGAGCCACCACCGCCGCCGCCGCCAGCACGAGTCACGGCCGAGCCAGTGATTGAGGAACTCTGACCAGCGCCGCCAGCACTGCCGTTGTTGTTGCCAGCCCCTGAGCCATCGACACCAGCGCCGCCAGCGCCGCCGCCGCCGTTGCCGCCAATCCTGCTGCCTAGTCCCGCATTGGTGCCTCCGGCATTGCCAAAGTCCGTGATGCCTGTGCCTGACGCGCCAAAGTAGCCTGCGCCGCCGCCCGAGCCGCCATTGCGTCCGGCCGGTGGCTCGCCACCACCGCCGCCGCCACCGGGCAGCAGATTCAAGGCCAAACGTGACACGTTGCCGTCGCTGCCCTGTGCCTGAGAGTTGCCGGCGCCACCGCCACCAACGGTTACCGTCTGTGTGCCTGCGGTCAGGTATATCTGCCCCGCCAAGTACGCACCAGCGCCGCCGCCGCCACCACCGGAGCCGTTGCCTGATGTGGTGGCACCACCACCGGCACCCCCACCGACCACCAGCACGTCAGCAAAGCCCGCAGCGTTGACGGTCAGCGTGCCCGACGCCGTGAAAGTGACGTAGGAGTAGCTCGCCCCGCCGCTGGTGTAGGAACCCGTCGCGGTGTTGCCGATGCTGGCCGCGCCAGCGACCGGGGTGTACGGGCGAGCCGAGCGCACGATGACGACGCCGGAACCGCCTGCTCCACCGTCACCGGCCTGACCGCCACCGCCACCGCCACCTGTGTTTGCTGAACCGCTTTGCGCAGCAGTACCTGAGCCCTTCTGGCCGTTACCACCGCCGCCAGAGCCACCGGTCCCGGCAGATCCAGAACTACTGGTCCCGGTAGCGCCACCGCCACCACCAGCGTAAGTCACTGACGTTCCCGTGATGGAGGAAGCTAGTCCAGCGCCACCATTACCACCGGAGACACCCTGTACGGCGGCAGCACCGGCCGCACTTGCGCCACCGCCGCCACCGCCGCCCTGCGAGTTATCGTCACCACCAGCGGCACAGCCGTTCCCGCCATTGTTGCCTTGGCCCGATGTGCCAGACCCGCCAGCGTTTCCACCTGTTGAGTCGGGATCGCCACCACCGCCGCCAGAGCCACCCAAGATGCCATTGCCAGCGTAGGCGCGGTTAGAGCCGCCGCCGCCGCCGCCGAAGGCGAAGAGTGAGCCTGCGCGTGATGCTGTTCCATTCAGTCCGCTGGTTTGTGCTGTGGCTCCGGCTCCGCCCGCGCCCACCGTGATGGTGACGGTTCCAGAAGAAAAGTAGTGATTGGTTACTGATAGACAGCCACCCGCACCACCTCCACCTGCAACGAGCTCGCCGCCGCCACCGCCGCCGCCAACCACCAGCACATCAACCAGCCCTGCCGTTGAGACATTGAGCGTGGAGCTGGAATTGAAGACCCAGTAATCGAAGGTGATGCCGCCCGAGGTGTAGTTCCCGGTGGGGGTGTTGGAGATCGCGGCACCAGCGAGCGCGCCAGCAAGGGCTGTCCAGTCGCTGCCGTCGTAGAACTCGACCGCATCATCGTCGGACAGGTAGGTGACCATGCCCTCGGTGGGCGAGGGGATCGCCGAGCTGCGAGCGGCCGACGACGCGAACACCATGACGGACTGATCCATCAGGTAGTCCTGCACGTCGTCAGCCGTCAGGACCTCGCCCGTCGTGAAGTTCTTGTACCCGCCACCAGCCATCAGATCGCCTTCCACTCGGTGCCGTCGTAGTAGTAGAGGCCAGCAGAGCCACCGGTCGCGGTGCCTGCGTAGATCACCATGCCCTCGGCCACGGCAGTGCCGATGGCCGAGCCTGCGGCAGCGGTGCCAGCCGGGAAGCACATCACCTTCTGGTGCATCAGGTAGGTGTCGAGGAAGTCAGGCTCGGTCACCCGGTCACCTGGCGCGAACACCTTGCGGCCTGCTCCAGCCATCACAGCCCCATTCCGTAGCTTGAACCGATGACGCCGAACACCGCGTGGCCGAGGCTGAAGGACGGCGTGGCCTGCGAGAACTCCAGCGTCACCTCATGGCGCGCAGGCGTGATCGAGTGCGCGATCCTGTCAATGCGGGCGTACTGCACGATGGGCGCGCCCACGCTCGGGGTGTGCGTCACCTTCACGGCGTCGGTGATGTCGAGGGCGCACACGTCCTCACGCTGGGCCGTGCTCAGGCCATCCATGAGGATGGTCAGGCCGGTCAGGCGGAAGGTGGGCTGCTGGTAGATCGTCAGCAGGTAGTCGGCAAGCGCCTGCGTGGCGGTGTCGCTGCCGTGCAGGTAGCCCGAGGCCGAGAACTCGGCGATGCCGTACTCGGCCTGCGAGGCGGTGCCCGAGGCGATGGCCGTGCCACCGCCGTTGCGGGTCAGGGTGATCTGGTTGTAGAGCAGGTCCGAGCCGTAGCCCACGGTAATCGCCGAGTAGGGGATCGCGGTGCCGCCGAACTCCAGAGACTCGGTGAAGGACTGCACTGAGTCGCGGTCGCGGTACGCGACCCGTCCCTGCCGGTCCATGAACAGCGCGCCGTACTCGGTCTGCGCCACGGTCTGCAGGTACTCCAGCACGTTGACGTTGTCGCCGACGACATCGGCCTGCAGGGTGACCTGACCGGTGTCCAGATCGCGCTTGGATGTCGGCCAGTCGATCTCGGTGAGCACCGAGCCCACGCGCGTACCGGACAGCTCTGGCGACTGCGTGCCTGCTGTCACCTTGCCCTGTGCGACGACCAGGAAGCCGTCAGCGCAGGCCGCCGTGGTGGTGGAGTCGTCGAGGGTGAAGTCGAGGTCCCAGTCCTCCACCAGCCCGGTGAAGATGGGGTGGCCCTGCGCGGCGATGACCACGTTGCGGCGAGGCTTGATGCTGGAGGCATACGGGCTGACGGCCGTGCCGGCAGTGGGGTCGAACAGGCGCGCCCGGTTGTCGAGCACGATGGACGCGCTGCCGGTCTGCACCTTGTCCAGCTGCCGGGACCGGCCACGGGACACCGACACGCTGCGGACGTACTGCGTCACGTCCGTCAGGGCCTGATCGCCGCCGAGGGTGTACAGCGTGGAGCCGATGACGCCACGGCCGGAGTCCCCGAGGACGAAGAAGTTGGTGTCGGCACTGGCCCCAGCATCGAAGGCAAACTGGACCTGCAGCGTCACGACGCCACCGCCAGCGGCAGCGGGCCGTTGCGCCGCGAGTAGGCCTTGAGTGCGTCCACCACCTGGCGGCCGACCTCGGCACCATCGGTGCCCATGCCTGCGTTGACGTTGATGACGACTGAGCCACCGACCCCGCTGCCACCACCTGACCGAAGGTCATGGTTGGGCACGATGGTGCCCGACACGTTCGGCACGAACAGCTCAGGGCCGCGCTCACCGACGATGTAGGGCGAGCCACCCATGACGGGGCCGCCAGCGGCTCGAGCCCCCACCGGCGGGGTGTTGATGGTCCGGTACTCGACCTCGACCACCACGCGGGACTTGAGCTTGGACGCCACCCACTTCTGGAAGGCCTCGGCCTCGTCCTTGATCTTCTGACGAGCACTGGCAATCATCGAGGTGGCCGACTCATCGCCCACCTGCGCGAACGCGAGCGCCATCGGATCACCGAGGGCTGTCTTGGTGAACTCGCTGAGGGCGTTGTAGTTGGCCGTCAACTGCTCCACCTGCGCCGGGTTGTTCGCCAGGTAGTTAGCCAGCGCGATGGCGCCCTGCGGGTCAGTGGAGGTCAGTGAGATGAGCTGCTGCGCGAGTGCCTGCGGCACCTTGGTCGCAATAGCGGCAACCGCCTCGACGGCCTTCCTCTGGTTCTCCACGCCACCGAACAGCGCCGTGACGATCTGCTCAGGGGTGAGGGCGTTGCCCTCCGCGTCCTCGGTGCTGATCCTGACGCCGCCGAGGATGGTGTCGACGACGGACTTGGAGTACGAGTCCAGCGCAGCCTGCGCCTGGTTGATGATCTGCTGCTGCTCGGTGACGACGCCACGGAACACGTCCAGCCGCGACCGGAACTGCTCGGCCATCGCCGTGCTCATCTCCTCGCCCCTCGTGGACAAGGTGATGTACAGGCCCTCAACGTCGGCCGTGATCGCACTGGTCGTGGCACGCCACTCGCGGCGCAGCTCGGCGACCTTCTCGACCTGCTCCTTGGCGGCCGACCCGCCACCTCGGGCAGCGCGGGTCACGCCCTCAAGCCCTGCGCGGATCTCAGCGAGGCGCTCTGCGGTCAGGTCGGCACCCTTGGCCACGCCCTCAGCGATGGCGGACGTGACCGTGCCCGAGGTCGTTGCCATGTCGCGGGACTGCCGCTGTGCCGCGATGATCGCCGTCCACATGTCAATGTAGGACTTGGCTGCCGTGCTGGCTGCGTCAGCAGCGTCGTACGTCTTGTCCGTCAGCGTCGGCAGCGTCTTGCCCAGAGACAGGGCCGAGGACACCGTGCCCGAGAGGGCGTTGGCTGCAGCCCGACCGCCACCTGCGGCAGCCTGCAGGGACTGCGCGTAGATGTTGTTGGCGTTGCGGGCATTGCCCACGACCTGCACGCCCTCAAGGATCTTGCCGTTCACGGTGGCCGTGGAGGTGGACACCTTCGTCTGCTCCTGCAGCACGCGGAACCAGGCGTCACCGAGCATGTAGACGCCCGTGGCGAGCGCCACCACGGGAATGGCCCGCATGGCCGTCGCCAGAGCCAGCGAAGCGGCACGGGCCGCAAGGGCGCTGGCAACATAGGCGTTGACCGCCACCGTCTTGGCCGCGAACGCGATGGTGTTGAACGTCAGCACGCCGCGCTGAACCAGCAGCGACGCAGTCAGAGCCCCTACGGCCA